AAACGCAGTCAGACGCATTCATATACATAGAGATCACACAAACGGAATTTGGATCTTATTGTTTCTTATTCTTTACATGTGGAGTAACATCACTATGCAAAGAAAGCAGATTTATTTTCAGCAGCGTACACTATCTGAAGACGGAAATCTGTACCGTACTCTTCCCCCAACAATTGAAGCGCCAACTTCGATGTGGGAGTATATACACTCTCGTTAGAAGAATTGATCAACTCAAGGACCGCTTTACCTCTACTGTTCACTCTCTTAACTAATATGAAACGCCCTCCAAGCGTAACATTATTTCTTACCAACCAACGTCTTACATTGTCCTCGTATTCCAATGTAGAATCTTGTAGCTGATTTGAACTTTCGTTCATTTGATTAGATGACTGGGCCGCGGACGGCACACTGTCTGGTTGATTTGGGGAAGCTACAAAGGACTCTTCATCATTTATGTCGGTGTCTCTACGCAAATCTCTCCCTTGGGATAAGGCCTCCGAAGTATTCACTTCTTCATTGGCCTGAATCAAAAAGGAATTTGCTCTTGAAGAAGATTGGTTCCTGCACGTTCAATTCGTCCTTGAACAGTAACTAAGAAAGGCGCAGCAGACGAGTTAATGGCGTATAAAGCAATGACAGCTGATGGAGCCGTCATGCATGTCCCTTTAACTTGAAGACTGAAAGCTTGCGTCTCTTCCAAAGCCACTGGGACAGCACCAGTTAATGTGTTACCACATATGAAACTCTTGATACTGGTAAGAGCTGTCATATCGGACATAGCAGACACACTTGCATCATCCCCTTTAAGACCCACCATAACAAATTGACCTGGAGCTGAGAAGCTAATGTTGACTGTCAAGTCTCTTATAATGGCCACACCAATAAGAGGTTCGAGAAACGACTTAAGGACTTTGATGTCTTTAATGCGCTTGACTTTAGTGTGAATTTTTGTGTCTCCTCCGGCCACTTCAAAGTTGATCTTAAGTACGTCATCACATTTGTTACCGTAGTCCGTTGCTTGAGCTTGATACAGACTCAACGCTAAAGGCATCAAAGAATTGGACACTGTACTGACCAAACTCATGGACTGTGTAGGAGCAGTAGTGATATGACCGGCGCCCCCACCATCTTGGTTAGCATTGCTATTGGTTAGAGCCATAGCTAGGTAGAATCGTTTTAATAAAATTGCTTTGAGAGGGTCATTGATTCCCGCTCTCTTCCAAATGAATGATTGGCATTTCCGCATGTATGCGGTCCATTGACATTGCCAATTTGTGATCATCCATGGTTGCGCTTTTAGATTTGTCAAACATGCTACCCAGAAAGCGGAGAGCTCTAACCCCGGATCGCAACACAATATCTTTCCTCGAT